GTTGGAGCGAACTGCCAATGGATGTACGCGCTTTGTTTAATAACAAGGCTTCTGAGTTTAACGCATGGAACAAGTCAAAGGGCTGGCAAGACCAGAACTCACCTGTCTATAAGTACCTTCGTGAGAATGGTTACGGCAACGCCGTAGTACTTGATGACAAGCGTGCTGGCGGAGTTTCATACATAGTATTGCCAGAGTCTGTTGATGCAGCAGGTCGCAAGCGCGAAGTCACTCGCACAGTTACAGAGATGGAACAACGCGCTCAGATTCAAGCAGCAGAAGATTTACCAGAACTTGGTCTTGAGCCAAGAATGGTTACTTCTAAAGAACGCCGTCAAGCAAAGCAAGCAGCAAAGAAAGCAGCACGCCGTCCTAACAATTCTGTTTCTCCTTACTACAACAAGGACAATGTTAACGCTGCTATTAACAACGGCGTAGAAGATGCTGCAGAAAACCTTGCTCGACTATTTACTCTTTCACATGCACACCTTGATGATATGTCAGAGCGCCTTGGCGCTGCTATTACTCGCGCTGAATCTAATTCAATTAAGCAGCGCACAGGTTATGGCTACATGGACATTGAGGCTGGCGGTTACAAGTACAATGTTCCAGAAGTATTCCAAGATGCATCATGGTTCATGGGTCGTACCTCAGCCGAGGACACATGGAACGCAATGGTTGCTACACAGGAGATGGCATTTACAACAGGCATTGGCGCTCGTACAGTAGCCCCTGTTAAGCCATCAGACCCACGCTATTTTGAAGCATGGGCAAATGTTTTGAACATGCACTTCCGTGACCCTGAGACAGGAATCATGGACCCTGTTGTCCGCAAGATTCTTGATGGTGATACAGATGAGGACATCCTTGGTTGGATGACTCGTAACTTTGAAGGTCGTAAGTACGCTAACGATACTTACACAACACCACGCCAGTCATTTGGATTTACTGCCCTTAAAGGTGGCGAACTAGATGAGGACTTGCTTGAGAAGATTAACATCACTCGTGGTGCAGTTAAGGTTTATATTCCAGATGAGGAAACAGCACTTGTGCTTAGCCGAGTTAAGGAAGAAGATGGCAAGGTCATCTCAGGCGGAGAAGTTCAGAACTGGTTACGCGATAGATTCGGTAGCAACCCAGAGAATCTTCCAGAGATTAACGGCTTGCTTGTTACAACAAGTAAAGAGTATCGCGACCAGGAACGCCTGATTGATACCTTTAACCGCCGTGTTATGCGCTTCCTTGGCTCATTGCCAGAAGATGTATTTGCTCGTCACCCATTGGTGAAGGCAACATATAACAAGCGTATCAAGGGCAACCTTGAGGCAATGGCTGCAGCAAAGGGTGCAGACAAGTTAACTGCTGAGGAAATTGACCGTGCTATCCGTGGCGCTCGTGAAGAAGCACGCCGTGAAGTTGAGCGTACATTGTTCACCATTGTTCGCCGTAGCCGTGCATCATCTAGCCAGGTAATGCAGTTGATGTTCCCATTCTTTGCAGCCTATGAAAATACAATGAAGCGTTGGTCTGGCATTATTGCTGAGAACCCAACAGCGGTTGCAACTGCAGGTCGTACTATTGCACAGATTGTTAATGGTCAGACAGTTATTGACCAAGATGGCAATCGTATTACAGATGCTAAGAAGTTGTCAGAAGAAGGCATGGCTAACTTGGTTATCCAAGTACCACAAGGCTTTATCAAGTCACTTCCAAAGGCATGGCAAGAAGTAGCGCAGAATTCATTTAAGAGTGTAAGCATCCCGCTTTCTTCTCTTGATGTGATTACACAGGGTCAGCCTGGAAACCCAGGATTTGGTCCTTATGCAGTACTGCCAACATATCTGATTGTTCGCAACCGTCCAGAGTTAGAGGATGCGTTCCGACCACTGTTCCCTGCTGGTCAACCACAAAACGCTCTTGACTTGTTCACACCTGCAGCGCTACGCCGTTTGCGTACTATGTGGACACAGGATGAACTGTATGTTCGTACATTCAACCAGATGCTTCGTTATGAGACTTACAACTTTAACAGCGGTAAGCGCACAGACGAGCCAACTCTGGATGAAATTAAGGACAAGACAAACAAGTTCTTTATGCTTCGTGCATTGGGTTCAATCTCATTGCCTGTTGCAGTTAGCCCAGAGACTGACTTCTACCAGCAAACATTCCGTCAGTTCATGACTCAGTACGGTCCAGGTGAGGCAGAGGCTAAGTTCCTTGAGATGTACCCTGATTTCTTTGAGGCGACTGTCAGCCTATCTAAGTCACCAGGTGGACTTGAGGCTAACATCAGTACTGTTAAGAATCTTAAGAAGTTCCAGAACCTTATGGCTAATGCCGAGGCTAACGACAACCCAGAACTTATTGGCTTCCTTGCCAATGACTTTGATGGGCAGTACACTTTTAGCCAGGCTGCATACCAATGGCAGTACCGTCAAGGTGCATACCCTGGTTCAAAGAACACTTACCGACAGAACCGTAGCCCAGAAGAATTGCTACGCGATGCAAACATCAAGCGTGGTTGGACACAGTTCAACTCATTGATGGGTCAGATTAACACTTACAAGATTCAGAACGGAATTGTTTCTGATAATGATGATGCCCTAAAGCCAATCATGGCTGGTAAGAAATTATGGCTTCGTCAGATGGCTGAGGATAACCTTGACTGGTACTCAGAATATATTTCTCCAGACCGTGGCAAGTATGAGCGCAGAGCGCAGGTACTTGAGACAGCCTTGGCGGATAAAAAGTGGATGGCACAAAATGGCAATCGTCCAGTAGTTAAGGCTATGGCTGTGTACTTAGATGCTCGTAAGCAACTAGGTAACTTGCTACAACAGCGTGAACGAGCAGGTGGCTCACGCATGCTAGAGGCTAAGAGTAATGCAGATATTGTATTTGTACTTGACCAAGTACGCACACAACTTATTGCCGAAAGCCCAGAGTTTGAAGAATTTATGAATCGTTATTTTATCAATGATACGGTGGTGGTGTAAGTGGCTAAAGATACAAAGCCTGATACAAAGTCAGGAACTCCTGCGGGTACAGGTACGCCATCAAGTGGTATCAATTTAGCAGACTTAATCGAAAAAGCCCAGGCTGCAGGTCTAGGTGGAGATGTTTCTTCTAAGGGTCCAGTTTACACTAAGCAAGATGCTGAGGCTGCTGTTCAGTCTGTTTACCAGCAACTCCTTGGGCGTAATGCCGTGGGTGCTGAGAAGTCTAAAGCAATCAGCATGTTCCTTGGTCAAGGTGCAGACACTGGTGCATCTGGTCGCCAACAGGCAGTCGTTGACATGGTTCAAAATGACAGAGAGTTTATTGTTCGTCAAGAGAATAAGTACATGGATGCTATTTACAACCGCATCGCACAGGATGTAAGAGAGGCACAAGGGTAATGGCAAAAACTCCAGAAGAAATTATCCAGTCTCGAATTGATGCCCTTCGTAGAAGCACAGATATTGAGGTTGTAAAAAACCGAGTAAGAAATTTTGGACTACAGGCACAAGAAGCAAAGCGTGTTAAAAACGCTAAGGCTTTCAGAGAAGCAAAAGCAAATCAAGACAAGGCTCAGGCTGAACTTGATTCATATAATAAAAAGATGTCTGCTTTAATTACGCAGTTTCAAGCAGCAAATAAACTTGGCAAAGTAACCAAAGATTTAGAGGGCGTAACAAAAGAGCGCCAGTTCTATGTTGAGGCTGGGATTGAAGTTCCAGAAGATGTAGAAACAAGATACCAAGAATTAACAACCGAGAAAAAGGGCGTTGAGCCAACTGCTAAAGGTGCTGAGGGTTATGTAGGCACTGGCTCAAAAGATAAGCCACTAACTCTTGATGGTGAAAACTACACAGGAAAGTACAAGGGCAAAGAGTACAAGAACGGTATCCTTGTAAAGACTTCTGGCGTAAAAGATTCAGATGGCGATGGAATTCCAGATTCCGTTGATGCAACCCCAAACAAAAGAACTCCTGCTGCTGGTGGTGCTGGAGGAAGGGGAGGCGCTGGCGGTATAGGCGGACAAACTCCACCTCCTGCTGGCGGTGGCGGTCCAGATGTCAAAGATTTATGGGTGTCATACCTTCGTACAACCTTTGCATCTTTAGAAGATAAGACACAAAAGGCTGAGATTGATATTCTTCTTAAGCGTGCTAAAGATGAGAAGTGGGATGAAGATACCTTTATGGATGCCCTTGAGGGTACCGTATGGTGGCAAGCAACCTACCCAAGTCTGCGTTCATTCTTCCTAGATACACATGACCCACGCAAGGCATCAACTTTTGCTGAAAAAGTGGCTAACACAATGGACTCAATGCTTGGCAAGTTAGAGGCTTTGGGTGTTACTGTTCGTCAGATTGACCCTGCAACTGGCAAAGTAGTTGACAACACAGATTTTGTTAAAGGCATTGCACTTAAGTCAATCGAGAACAACTGGGATGATGACCAACTAGAACAATATCTTGCGACACAAAGCAGCATTATTTTTTCTGGTGGAGGAACCCTTGGTTCATTCTATGACCGCATTGCTCAGCAAGCATACCTATATGGTGTACCTCTTGATGAGACTATGAAGAAAACAATCAATACATCATTGCTTGACCCACTAGATGGTCGCGATGCAAACTACTGGATTAAGACAGTAAAAGACATGGCTTACGATGCACCACAGAACAAGCCATTCTTGGCTTCATTGCAAGCAGGTCGTAACCTATACGAAGTAACTAACAGTTATCGCACGCAGATGGCTAACCTTCTTGAGGTTGACTCAACTGCTATTACATGGAACGACTTGATGGGCAAGGTTGTTGATAACACTACAGGCAATGCTCGTACATTTGCAGACTTTACAAAGCAACTTAAGAGCGACCCGTTGTGGCAGTACACAAGAAACGCTAAAGAAACATACAGCAATACAGCACTTGATATTGCCAAGATGTTTGGATTTATGGGGTAATCATGGCAGATGTATCATCAGCACTTCGTAAATTAACTTCTGGTGGAACGCTTACACAGGAAGAAAGAAACTTGCTTGGCATGGGTCCTGCACCTACACCAACTCCTGCTGCACCTGTGGTTACACCTACAGTCACAAGCATGACTGACCCAAACATGTTTGGTCCAGGAAAGATTCCTACTGCTGCCAATGAACCTGCCCCTGCAGAAGATGAGTATGTTACTAACTGGCGCAGTGGTATTAGAGCCAAAAAGGGTACAGCCCTTGGGGACTTGTTTGAAAAGCAAAATGCTGACCGTGAAGTACGCGATGCAGCATTTGCCAACAAACCTACTGAGGACCCAGGACCAGGCAATCGCTGGGTTTGGCAAGAACGAAATCAAACCTGGGCAAGAGTGTATTTTGGCGATGGTTTTGGTGGTAACAACAATGCTGGTAATAACAATGCAGGTGGCACAAACTACACAGGTTCTGGCACTGCTACTGACCCACTAAAACTTAATGGCGCAAACTTTACTGGAACTTTTAATGGAGTTCAATATGTCAATGGTGTCATAAAGACTGACAACGCTAACACTGGTGGTTCAAACTACACAGGCTCTGGAACTACTAACGACCCGTTCAAACTTAACGGAGCAAACTTTACTGGAAGTCTTGGTGGAGTTAACTATGTTAATGGTGTTAAAGAAGATACAGCCAAGCGCACCGCACAGCAAGACTTCAAGGCTTCTCTTGCAGAACTTGGTTTAGCAGACCTGGCTGATACTATTGATAGTTTGATTAGACAAGACTTCACAGTTGCACAGATTAAATTAGAACTACCTAAGCAGCAAGCATACAAGGATAGATTCCCTGGCATGCAAGCACTGCGTGATGCAGGTCAGGCTGTTAATGAGGCTACCTATATCTCTATGGAGAGAGGTTACCTACAGACACTACAGGCTTACGGGCTTGATACCAAAGTGCTTGGTTCTCGTAAGCAATTAGGTACTTATGTTGCTAACCTAGTTAGCCCTCGTGAGTTTGAGGAGCGAGTCAATCTTGCTGCTACTCGCGTTAAGGATAACGCAGATGTTATTGCACAGTTTAAGACTTACTACCCAGAGGTAGATAACTCAGCACTTACTGCTTATCTACTCAATCCAACCGTTGGTATGGACATCATCAAGAAGCAAGTACGCCTTGCTGAGATTGGTGCTGCTGCAATGGATGTTGGATTTGCTACTGGTGTCTCACTATCTACCGCAGAGGAACTACGCGGTGCTGTTGGTGAACAGGACTACCAGACAGTTAGGTCAGCCTTTGCTCAAGCCAAGGTTCTCTCAGACCAGCAAGCACGCCTTGCTCGTATCGAAGGAACTAACTACTCACAGAATGAGGCGATTCAAGGAATCGTTGGCAAAGACATTCAAAGCCAGATGGCATCTCAGAAGCGTGCTGAGCGAGAAACAATGACTCGCTTCGGTGGTCGCTCTGGAGTAACAAGCACATCGCTTAGAAGCGATACAGAAATATAAAAGAATCCCCACTTAACCGACCAGCCTAGGTGGGCGTAAAAGACTGGTAGTGATAGCCAATGTAGTTTCCCCTAACTGCATTGTGGATTGCGAATACAACTAACAAAGGGAGATAGGTAGATGGCTACCAACTATGAATACGATGACGAAGATGATGAAACCACCCAAGACGGTGGCATCAATCAACTCCGCAAAGTAAACCGTGCGCTTGAAAAGCGTGCAAAGGAACTAGAACAGGAGTTGTTAGGTCTTAAGTCACAGACCCGTCAGCGTACTGTCAAGGATGTGCTACAAGCAAAGGGTTTCAACCCAAAGATTGCAGCGTTCGTACCAGCAGATATTGATACTTCGGAAGAAGCAATCAACAACTGGATTAACGAATACGGCGATGTATTTGGTGCAGTAACCCAGGCTGAAACTCAGTCAACACAACAGAATCACGATGTGACTGCTCAAGCAAGAATTAACAACATGGTCGCTACTGGTCAGGCTCCAAACCTTGACACAGATTCCATGTCGCGAGTCTTGCAGGCAAAGTCACGCGATGAACTAGATGCACTCCTTGGTTTGTAATTAACCCAACCAACTAACCAATCACCAGGAGGTGAACCCACATGGCATATACAGATACCTCGTCTATGGCAGGTCTTGTAAAGACCGCTTATGACCGTTATGTAGAATTTGCCCTCCGCGATACGCCGATGATTCGTGCAGTAGCGGACAAGCGCCCAGTTCAGCAGGCGATGCCAGGTTCAAGCGTTGTATTCTCACTTTACAATGACTTGGCTGCAGCAACTGCTGCTCTTTCAGAAACAACAGATGTAGATGCAGTAGCACTACCAGATGTTTCTACAGTATCAGTAACTCTCAACGAACAGGGTAACGCAGCACTTGCAACCCGTAAGTTGGAGTTGCTCTCACTTTCAGATGTTGACCCAGCAATCGCTGACATCATCGCTTACAACATGGCTGACTCACTTGACGACATTGCACAGCAAGCGCTCGTCAACGGCACCAATGTTATCTACTCAGGTACAGCAACATCAACAGCAACAATCACAGCAGGTATGACAATCACATCTGCTAACCTTCGCAAGGCAGTTGCTAAGTTGCGTACAAACAAGGCTGTGCCTCGTGCAGGAAGCCTATACTGGACAGGTATCCACCCAGAAGTTTCACACGACCTTCGTGCTGAGACAGGCAACGTTGGATGGCGTGACATCCACACTCACACAGAGCAGTCACAGGGCAACCTATGGGCTGGCACAATCGGTACATACGAAGGTGCTTTCTATGTAGAAAACCCACGCATGTTCTCATCTAAGTCAGGTGCAGACCAGACCGCTCTAGCAACAACTGCAGTAACAGTCGCTGGTACATCAGCAGGCTTTACATTCGGTGTTGCTTCAACAGCCGTCATTGCTTCTCGTGCAGAAGTTGGCGACAAGATTGCAGGAACAGGTATCGCTTCTGGTGCCAAGATTACTGCTATCGCAACATCAGGTTCAACAACAACATTTACTGTTGACACAGCAAACACTGCTGCAGTTACAGCAACAACTGTTGTAACCGTTACACCAGTAACAGAAGTATTCTCAACAATTCTCTGCGGTAAGCAGGCATTGGCTGAGGCTGTGGCTCAAGAGCCAGGCGTTGTTATTGGTAATGTGACTGACCGCTTGATGCGTTTCCGCCCAATCGGATGGTACGGAGTACTTGGTTTCTCCCGCTACCGTGAGGCTGCGCTATACCGCATTGAATCAGGCTCATCAATCGCTGCACTTTAATCGTGCGGGAGGGGTGGGGCGAAAGCCCTGCCCCTTCACTTATTAGTAAGGACAAACAATGACTCAGTACACATTCACAACACCAACCGTTGAGGAAACTCCAATGGGTGAAGGAGTCTTGTTTGAGCGTTACACCATCACACGAGGTGTTACTGTGATGAGGCACAATGGTATCTACTCCTCTTACCGATACCCAAGTCAGACAGAAACCCTATCTGCACAAGAACTGTACATGGGTGGAACTGTCACTGTTATTGACCAAGCAACCGCCGATGCCCTTACTGCTCAAGGATACGGCGCTTACATAGAGGCTATCGGATGAGTTTACATCAAAGACAAACACACCCTGAATATGTTGAGGGTTGCTTTGGCTGCAAAGTTATGACACTTGAATTAGGCGTTGGCGATGCCAATACTAAAGTAGAAATGTCTACAACAAAGTGGGATGCAGAACTCAAAGCCTATAAAAATGCTCGTACTCAAGGTATCCAGCCAGCGGGAACAAGTATGGCAAAGGTTCAAGAAGCGGTAAGAATTTCCGACAAGGTTGGTAAAGCCTTTGACGGTAATACAGGAACATTCAAATAGGGGGAAACATGGCTGCTAGAAAGAAACCAGTAAGTAAAAAGGTAGAAGTTATTGATGATAACTACACACCTTTAGAGCAATATTGCATAGCCCTAAATGAATACTACAAGGCGCTTAAGAAGGCAGGCTTCCCTGATGGTGTGTGCCTAACACTAATCATGGAAAAGGATTCATACCCAGATTGGATACTTCCTAAGCCAATTAACCCAACTGATATACCAATGTTCGACCCCTACGAAGATGAAGATGAGGACTAATTATGTGCATTAAATGTGGATGCTACGGCTCAGTAACACCTTATGGTGTAGGAGGTCGAGCAATAAACGCTGCTCCAACACAAGCAAACATTGCTCAGTACAACAACATGAAGATTGTTCGTATTGGTGAAAACGGACCTATGGCAGATAAGGAAGATGACTATGAAGAAGGCTACTAAGAAAGTCGGCAAAGTAATGGGTGAGTTTAAACGCGGAACCCTACACTCTGGTAAAGGTGGACCTGTAGTTAAGTCTAAGAAGCAGGCAGTTGCCATTGCTATGTCAGAGGCTGGCATGGCTAAGAAGAAAGCCGCTAAGAAGCGTGCCAAGTAAAAAAGATTCACGGTTGACACGAGCAGGAGTCTCTGGCTTTAACAAGCCAAAGCGCACTCCTTCTCACCCAACTAAGTCACATGTAGTGGTTGCCAAAGAAGGCAGCCAAGTTAAGACCATCAGGTTTGGTCAACAGGGTGTAACTGGCGATAGAAAGCCAACTGCCCGTCAAGCATCATTCAAAGCCCGTCACGCTAAGAACATTGCCAAAGGCAAGATGTCCGCAGCGTATTGGGCAGATAAGGTGAAGTGGTGAAGAAGAAAGCATTTTGGGATACAAAGAATCCTAACAAAAAATCAAAACCTTTAACTGCATCTCAGAAGGCAAAGGCTAAGGCATCAGCAAAGAAGGCTGGTCGCCCTTACCCAAACCTTGTGGACAACGCAGCAGCGAAGCGAAAGGCTAAGTAATGGCAACAGGA